TCCTAATTCTTTGTTAGACTTTCTGCTAATGCAAATCCTGCAAGAACCCACATTTGTTCTATTGCATCTTCTTTAGCGTAAACCTCACCAGTTCGCTTATCAAAGTTACAGGCATCAACACACGCGCTCTTACCCACCATCTTAAAGCCATTCGTTAATGTTAGAATAGCGATAGTTAATGTCCCATCAACAATGAAGCGTTTTGTCACGATCATATCTTCTAGGGTTTCTCGGGTTACTGTGTTTTTATTCATAGGATCTCCTTACAGTACGTTAGATGCGGCCAGCTTCTGCTCAACCTCAGAACGATACGCTGAGTCTTTCTTATAGCGTGGGTCTGACATTGCAGCAGTAACCTGGGCCATCGATTGATAACCAGCGGTAGTGCCTCCGCCTTGTGAGGTAGCACCTGTTAGGTTTGGTTCAGTGGGACGGGCCTTGGTGTACTCATAAGCCACCGCCTTAACTGCCTGTTCCATACGGCGGGCATCGCCTGATTCAACCTCGGCGTTATACTGATCGAGGAACTCACCATCCAAATTGGAAGAGGCCCACTCAACCATATTACCGAAGGCTTCTTCACCACCAACTTGGCCCATGAGTTCAGAACCCATCTGAGCAGCTTTGGCTTCTTGACCTTCAATGAATTGGTCTACCATGTTGCGGGGAATGCCAGCCTTTTCGAGAGCTTCATAGCTAGTATCAGTAAGGCTACCGTTCTCAGCATATTCACTACTGAGGGTTTTCATATCGACACCTTCAGCTTTCTCTACAGCTTCTTCAGCAGTCTTGTTGATTTCTTCCTGAGCATCATCACCGGTCTTATCATCAGTAGTGGTATCTTCCTTATTACCGGAGGACAGCTTTGATTCAAGACTACGATAAGCTTCTTCCAGTTCTTCTTGGGATTTAAACTTACCGAGGATCAACTCATCTTCATTAGGCTTTTCCTCAACTGGAGGGGTGCCTTCAGGGTTCAATGCCTTTTCTTGGGTAGCATCAAACTTATCGGCCATCGCTTGGTCATGACCTTCTGGAGCAGCGGTCTGTTCGTGATCCACTGCAGAACCTGTATTTACAGCTTGTACCATGTCTATCTCACCTCTTTAGTTAAACCAGTGCAGTTGCACCGGAGGGCATCTTACGAAACTCACGGCCATCTTTGCGCTTGGCAGTTTGGCTCTACTTTTGGTTCAACTACCGGAGCTGTCTTGGAAGACTTCTTACGGACTTCCTTTCTAGCTTCAGCAGGTTGTTCAATCTTCTGGTTTTCACTCATTAGGTGGAGCCTCCATTTGTGGGCCTTTAGGTGCCATCTTCTCGGCTACCTTTCCGCCAGTCTGTTCCATCATCTGTTGTTGTTGAGCTTGCTGTTGAGCTTGCTGTTGAGCCATCTCTTTCTGTTGGACTTGCTCTTCAGTGTTAATAAGTCCGTCAGTCTTGATACCCAGGGCAGTCGCACGTCGAGTCATGTAATCAGGGAAGTTGACATATTTAGCTAACAGTTCTGGCGGAACGATGTCTGCCATACCTTTCACAAACATATCCAACTTATCCAGATCATTACCTCGACCAAGAGCTTCGATACCTGTGGTGATAGATGGGCTAATAGATCCTTCAGGAAGTTCAGGGATTACCTTCTTCTTCTCAAGGACATAGATCAGTCGCTTAACTAGCGGTAGCTGGAACTCCTGGCTGAGTATCGAGTAGACACCGCCAAGGGCAGCTTCCAGCTCGTTAGCCATGAAGCGAATCTCTTCGGCTGTACGTTGTATTCAACTAGGAGCGTTAACCCTAGCCCGTTCTCTTATGAACTGCTGTATGTTTCCACACAGAGTAGACTATATCTTGTGCCGTCGGCACCCTCACGTTTCGACCCACTTGGGCCTACTCCCTCTCGGGATAGTCGTTACACACACATTACACTACGTGTTTCCATGATCTATAAGTTCTCACACTTTTAATGGTTCCTCTACCAACACAGAGGTTCAACCGGTCAATTATCGACTGGTCGGATACTCCGGCTAAAGCCAGGCTTCTAATGTTGATTACCGCTCTCTTCAAGTTAATCTTGGAAAAGGGATTGATATCCCCTCGGTTAGTCTTTAGTCCAGTAGAATACGCATGGCGCATGTTCTGTTTAGGACTAACCCATTCAAGGTTACCGGCTGAGTTATTCCACCTGTCTCCGTCTATATGATTTACTTGGGTATAATCTTTGGGTTTGGATTATAGACAAAAGTGGTCTGCAACTAAGCGATGTAGAGTCCGAAACTTATCTAAGTGGATTTTCTTATATCGATTGGTAGCTGATATGGATGTGCCATTTATAGTTACCTTACGCGATACGTTATACACTACACCAGTATCCGATATAGTGTATTCCCACTTAAGAGGTGTTTTTAGATCTTGAATATTTAGTGCTACGGTTCTCATTAGAGTTAACCTTGTATGCACGGTATTGTCCTTATTCAGGAGTTTCACCGTTTTAGTGAAGTTTATAGAGGGCTACTTTACCAACCCTCTCAGCATTCCTCTGAATAGCAGAGTTCAACAGGAACCCGTAAGACAGTCGCTCGGTTAACGAACCGATAGTCTGAAAGGCAATGTTGAAGTCAGCTTGTTTATCCATCTGCAGGGTTGTGATATCACCTGCGTTGCCTGAACGGATTGCACCGTTAGGAGCTTCTTGAAGAGTCTTCTTCTGAGTGGTTCCGTTTGGATTCACCAAGAAGAGGATACGAGCAGCAGCGGCTGAACCTTCAACGATGGTTTTGGTAAGGGCTTCAAGGGAACTTAGATCCCCGTAATATTCCTCAACAAAGCCACGTCCATAATCTTCACCATCAATCTGAGTATATCTCAGGGGTATCCATGGGGATTTATCGAGAGGGTATTCACCTTGGGTTCCAGGTACAACCAGGCCATTAGCTTCCTGATAGACTGCCCAGCGGTCTGTCTTACGTGAGATGTGTGTGTACAGTTCGATCTCTTTCTTAGCAGTTTCCGAACTGGCTTTCTCTTGTTTATCGATTGCTTGTCGAATCTCATCTGGAAGAGTAACGCGGTCAACTGTTTCTTGAACCACGATCTCCAAGGCCGTACCTTCTGGATCACGCCGGATTATATAACTGTCCAGTTTGAAAACCTTTGCTCCACCTTCGGATTCATATACAGCAGGACGTTGCCTGATACGATCAGTTGCTTAAGAGCCTCACCCGCTGACACACGGATAGCAGACTTCTCAATCTCAGAAGTTACTTCATTCTCAATATCACCAAGGGCTTTATCAAGATCTGCAACTGCATCTGATTGTTCCGCTGCTTCTTTAATCTCAGGGTTATCTACCCGAAGACGGAAGAACGGAGCATTAGGGGGCATCAAAGCCATCAGAAGCTTAGAGGATAAGTTATTAACTCCTCGCGCTCCCAGGCTTTGGAAAGGGGTTTTCAATTTGCTTGATCCACCATGACCCTCTTCGGGCATGAGTGAAGGTATAGTTATCTTGGACGCATCCCTAGCTCGTCTTAGAAAGGGATTACGCTTTGGTTCCAAAAGAGAGTACAAGCCTTTAGCTGTTTGAGCTTCAGGCATGAGACTCCTATTGATTATCTATCGGGGAATGTTTAGACCAGACTGACCACCACCTTGAGCGTCCCGCCTTCTTCTTAACTGATCCTTCTTTACCTTTCAGTCGTCCGGCAGAAGCATCACCTTGCTTGGCAATCCGAAGACCACTGCGGCCTTTCTTCTTACGGTTAACTGAAGATGCCTCATCAGTATCATCTGAATCACCATCACGACCATCTTTAGCTTTCCAGCTTGTATTAGAGAAGCTTTGGGTTCCGGTCTTCATTGTGGAGCGTATGGTGTTAAAACCACCAGACCCTCCACTATCATATTTTTCACCGTACACTTCGCCAGGTGCTAGTCTCTCAATAACTTTCGGATCTCTAAGGTCACCATCCCGTCTTAGAATACCTCCGGTATTTACATAGTTGTAAGACTTCCCTTTGTATTCTAGTGGATTATCAGTCTTTACGAACTGAGCCACCGAACCGCTTAACTGACTTCCTGTACGCTTGAGATGATCAGGACTATTCCAATCGATAGCTGAAGCTTCACGGTATTGGCGTTGCTGGGTAGAGGTGGTGACTTTCTTTTCACGGTTGTTATTACTACGGAAATCAGCCATTAGCTTTCTCCTTTAGCCCCAGGCAGATTCAAACCTCGTGCTTGGTTCTTTGGAATCCGTAAGCTATTTCGACCAGTCTTCTTACTCTTATCTCCCTTATTAGGAGACTCAGGTGTTGACTGCTCTTGTGCTGCAGATGTCTGAGTGGCTGGAGGTGCAGGAGGTGCAGGGGGCTTCGGAGGTTTAATAACTTGCGGTTCTGGCACATCAGGTGCTGACATACACATAGATGTATTTACTCCATCATGATGTTTTCATTCTGTTCCTCAAAGACAGCCTTCAAGAACTCAATTAGATCTCTCTTCCCTTTATAGGCAAAGATCTCTCGCTCTGTTTCATGTAGCTCAGGACATTTGCGAGGGAAAGTCAGATCAAGTTCTGTTAGAAGGTCTTGCGAAACTCTTGCAGATAAACCCATAAGTCCTCTAGTAGTTAAACCTAAGGTTATCGAGAGGATTACCCTCTTGGATCTCCTTAGGTGTGGGTTAATAGATGATCAGGTCACTTCACAGCCACCGGCACCACAGGCAACTTCACCTGCTAGGTCAGTGTTGTCATGCTCTTCATAGACATTCGTGAGGTCAATCTGATGGAGATTCTTAGATAGACGGTCAAAGTCTTCCTTAGAGATATCCTCGAAAGGAGCCTGAACGTATGACCCACCGTGGTATGGAAGAACTGCGATACCGTTGTACTCATGGCGATGATCCCACATCCATTTACCTACAGCGTCCCACTCATCGTCTTGGACTGAGATGGTGCAGGATACGTTGTGAGCATTCTTACCGTTACGGTGACCAGTGCCTATCCACTCAGTGTTGAACCGAGAGACACGCGCTAGTAGATCGTTGGGATCTTCTGTCCTGATGATTGAACCTTCAGGGGCTTCTTGAGGGATAGACACCACGGCCATAGTATCCGGACGGAACGCTTCATCTTCCACCAGCTCCGGATGTCGGACACTAAGGTAATCATAGA